CTGCCGATGGCCTCTGCTTTTTCGTAAGCTTTATCTTGATCAGAGTAAATGTAGTCCAGGTCCTCTCTGGCTCCTGTGGCTACCTCAAGTCCGACGGGTCTGACCTCATCAGCATCCATGAACTTAGCAAAGGGAAGCGCAAGGGATAGCTCTGTAATTAGGTACTCCTTGAGCTTCTCATCATCTCCGAGTGCTTCAAGCAACTCTTCCTGAACAACCTGAGCGAATGCTTCGTCTAGAGTTAGACCTGCATTTTTTCTATCAGCCTGAATGTTCTTTAATATCTTTGCCTTACTTTGTAGTTCAGCTACTAGTCCTTTCTTCGCCTCTTCGATGTCACCCTTAGCTAGAAGTGCAGCAAATGTGTGAACCGCTTCAAACATAGTGCCTTTGACAGCGTTTTTCTCCTGAGTAGAGAACACACTGCCCGCAACTTTAGTGAAGTCTTTTTTGGTGAAGCCGCACTTATCTTCGATAGCGTTCAGACCTATCTGAAAAAGTTTGTTTGGGGCTTTATTTGATCCAACTACCAGAAGCTCCTGAGGATCGTTTCCAAATAGAATAAGCTGATTTTTATAGAAGCCAACCTGCCGTTTGACATCCTCACACGCAGACTCCTTTTGATCTTCAGGGACGGCAATGAAGGTTGTGATTGCTTCGAAGTTATCTAAAATCTTAGCCGCCATAGCAGGACTCATTTTAGATTCACTGGACAGCCCATCCTCATCTACTGTTCTAACCTCAGCGGAAGTAATCTTGGCTAAGATTGCCGTGCTGTTCTCAGAGTTGCCAGTTACAATATATCTGCCTTGAATCTAGCCAAAGACTTTAGCCGATCCATGATACGAGTTGCTTGAGGAATTAGATCAACATATTCAGGGTCTTCTAAACTACCCTCAATAGTTCTTTTCCTTTCCTGCTCTGCGGCTTTCTCGTCTTCTAATCTTTTCTTCTCAATGTCCTCTGGGGACATCCCATCCTGACCACCTTCTCCTGTGTCAGGAGCCCAAGCACCTAAAAGTTTTCTAGAGTAACTTGCCGAGTGAGTCTTGCTCGGGTTGATTTCATTTTTATAATTAGAGGCGTTAAGGTTTTTTCTTCTTAGGTTAGAGCCTGATATCGTAACATACCCTGGCTTATCTTGTGCAGGAGAAATCTCAATATTTTTATTCTTACCTAACCCTGTCTGAGGAGTACCTGCTGCCGCAGCCTGAATTGCAGAGTCGATCTCAGGGAAAGCATTTAATTGCTCTGGAGTATAACTCTCACTGATAAAAGTGATCTTATACGTCCGCTTCTTAAGCTTGCTGTAGCTCTCCAGTAATTCTGAGAAATAATCCATACCTTATAATAGATGAAAAAAATAGCCCCGCCCACACAGGTAAAGGACGGGGCTAAAAACCTAATTTAAAATCACTGCGTTGGATTTGAGTAGTTGTATACGTTCATGAAGTCGTACTTGAAGTTCACAGTAAGCATGTGGAAATCGTTAGTTGCGTAGTTGAATTCTGCTGCTTGCCATGAGGTTGGGTAGACTCCGTAAAGCTCGATGGTTGAGTGAGGAACTAGAGAGTTGTCTAGCTGAACAATCTCAACCTTGTCTGCCTTGAAGGTGTTCCCAGCACCGCCTCCAGGCTGGGCGCTCTTGGTCATCTCACCAGTGAGTGGGTCATAGGTGTGACGGAAGAAGCGATAGAGGTCGGAGGCAGTCTCACGAAGGTAAAGGTTATCGAAGTCCACAGTAAGCTCACCAGGAGTAGTCTTGCCTGGGTAGTGAAGCTTATCGTTGACACGATCAACCACGATGGGCTCGTTTCTCATCTCTAAACCACCAACCTTCTTGGCGGCTAGAGTTAGGTCAGCGACGTTGGTGATGTCGTCAGGAAGACCAAAGAAGTGAACTTCGAACTGATAGGCCCGTACTGAATCAAGGTCAGTTGAGACGGTAGGAAGACCCTGACCTGGAGTGAAATCTCTACCGTATTTTGTCTTGTAATATGATGTTGCCATTAATTATCTCCTCAGAGGGTTCCTAGATCAGCGGACTGATTGGTTAGGTTGATCTCAAACACAATGACCTCTGCGGTCTTGGTGGGCTTGAGTAGAACTTTTGTCCAAAGTTCGTTTCTATCGACACGGAGTGGTGTGTTGGTTGTTTCGTCGCAAACAACACGGAACTCCGAAATACCCCGTCGTCTTCTGATGTCATCAAGGAAGGGGTTGACAACTCCTTCAATTTGTGACCAAGTGAACTCGTCGTTTGGCTCGAACACGAAACGCTGAGTGGCTGCAAGAAGCACCTTCCGCACATAGATGAGTAGGCGTCTTACGTTAATTCTATCTAGAGAGCTAGCTTCTCTTTGAGCAGTTCTCTGTCCGAAAATGGTGAGGCCCTGCTGTGGGAAGGCTACGATTGGGTTGATCGCGTTGCCACCACTGTAGAGGCTATCTCTGTCACCTTGGTTAAGCTTAACCTCAACCTCAGTAGGCTTGGTAAGTCTACCTCTCTGGAAACCAGCAGGAGCAAACCAAGTATCAGAAACGGCATCAGTGTAAGCCATTTGTCTAGCTGCAAAGATGGTTGGATCGTAGAACCTATCAACTCCGTCAAAGGTGCTGAAGACTTTTACCCAAGGCCAGTAGATCGCAGCGTAAGAACTGTTGATCGCTGTTGCTCTAGAATCGGTGCTTGCCGCTTGGCCGTTACTCCAGTCAATAGCATCCTGAACGGTGCCGACTGCATAGGGTGGAGAGACAAGAGCAATGAAATCTTGAGTGTTCTCTGCTAATGTAATGAGACTATTTTGAACGGTTTCTGTAGAAATCCCTGGAACAAGAGCAACGCCAACATTGAGAACAGGGTCATCAAGAGCTTGCATCCCAGTCTTAGGATCTTCAGTTTGGCTACCAATCAGGGCTGTTGCGCGCCCTTCCTCAGTAGCAGCTATACCATTGGTTCCATCAGCGAGATTAGCCGCAGCAGCTTCAACTAGCTTGTTAAATCTACCACCTTGATCAGTTGTGTGAGTTTCTGTGGTTGCTAAGTTAGTACCATGTCTGAAGGTTACATTGAATGGTCCAGAGGCTAGGGAGCCTAGCAGATCAGAGAAGTGAGGAAGCGCAGTTACGCTAGCATCAGCACCATCTTTGAAGATGTTACCTTTGATGACTCTGGAAGTGGTGTTTGTTTCTCCAGTGTTAATTACATCTTCAAGGAAGGCTCCAGAAGCAACAAGGCTAGCCTTGAAAGTTTCTAGAGTTGTGCCGTCCTCGTTCACTCGGACCACGAAATTTTGTGAACCTAAAGGATCAAGGGTGATGGAGTTGCCACTAGTGTCTCCGTTAGACCGAGTGCCACCATTATATCCTGCACCTGGATGTATAGATTGTACAAGATAGCTGAGAGAATTAGTGCCAGTAGAAATTACCTGACCTCCACCAATCTCTACCGCAGAAGCAAAGGTTCCTGAGATGCCGAAGTCCGCAGCGCCAGAAGCAGGGTTAATTATCTTCAGTGCAGCTATGCCTTGTGTCCCATCAAAAGATGTTCCAGCGCAAGCGGAAACGTGCAGCGAGGCGCCAGAGCCTGCAAAGCCGCCGACGATAGCACCAGATAAACCTAGATCTGTATCAAAAGTGCCCCCATCAAAAACTCCTACGTTATCTGCATCTAACGCGCCCCCAATCACGGACCGTAGTGCCGCTGACTGCGATCTGGCGGAAGTTGCATTGACTACGAAGTCTCTACCCGCACCTCCGTTATCTGTAAATTTAGATACGCCTTCGGCGTCTTTCACTTGAATTCTAAAAGTGATTGGCCGCTCGATACCAAAACGAGCAGCGACGGAGTTGTCTGCCTGACCAGAAACCGCGATGGCAGGACAGCTTCCAAAGGAAACAGCAGCCGAGGCGTCAACAGCATCAGTATCAGCACACCGAACAAAGTAAACAGAGTTGGTCTGCTCTAAAATTTCAAGAGCGCCCTCAAGAGCCTGTCCGTTAATGGCCTCAGAAGGCTCACCAAAGGTTCTAACAAGGGAGGCTTGGTCTGTAATTAGAGTGGCCTTGTTGACAGGGCCTTTAGAAGCGAAACCAACAATACCTACGATGGAGGTATTAACTGATGGTGTGAATTCGGAAATGTCCTTTTCAATTGTGTAAACACCAGGGCTTAAGTAATTTGGCATAATTTATCTCCTCATGCGTTGGAAATTTTAAACATTCTACGTCTGTGTAGAGTCTTTATTTGTTCCGTAATATAGTGCTCTGGGACCACTATACTTTCCCCCGGCTGCATCCACTTGGCTTGTGCGCCCTTCTCGGTGCGAAAGTAAACCGTAAATGCTTGTAGACAATCATTTTTTACTACTTTCATGATTCTTTCCTTCCTTAGTATGTAGAGAGGCTGTATTGTTTTTTTACTACTTTTTTTATGGGACAAATACTCTTGTCACGCTGCTAGTGGTTTTAGCAGAACTGTGAGGAGAATCTCCGTGAGAAACAATTGAGTCTCCAGCTAGACTAATAGGAAGTCCTGTGATCAAAACTCTAGGGTTTCCTGGGCCAGAGATTAATGCCCCTGCGGTGGAGGCCCCCACGACACAGGCCCCTCTACCTTCAATAACTACTTTGCTTAGTCCTGCTGCGGGATGTCCACAGGTCGCCAGATCTCCAGTAACTACAGGGTTTCTCATTATTGGGTGTTAATGTTTAGCTCTTCAATCTTGCCTGTAGAAGTGACAAGGAACTTTGGATTGGGGACGTAGGTTCTCAGGACCACGTTGAAGGTCTTCTTGATGATTCGATCCTCCTTGTCCCCTGCTGTGATCGAGCCGACATCCTCTTCGGTATCCAAGAATGCCTTGGCGATAGTTGAGAACTCAGTGGGCACGTTCATCTCAGGATTGAATTTGAGTCGAATCTGCTCTAGAATCTGATCCATGTCAGCCATGTACTTACACCAGACGTTTACTTGATAGTTAATATTTACTGGTCTTGGAGCAAGGCTTAGAACTCGGAAGGCTCGATTCTTCTCAGAGTCCCAATACTTCTCGTTTACAAGGACGCTCTCCTGTCTTCTGCGAGCATCATCGTTTGCAGTCGTGGTCTGCGTAATAGTTACCATTGGTAGGATGATGTTGTCCTCTTGCTTGAGCTTCGCAATGGCTCGCTCTGCGTTGGCGTGGAGGCACTTCACTTCCTTGAACTTGTCCTCTGCGGAGATGTACCCTAGATCGTTGAAGGATGCGATCATGGATCTTAGAGACTCCCTGTAGACGAACGAGATGTTCTGCTTGGCCTGAGTCATCTTGAAGATCTGCTTACGGATATCGTTCTCTCTAGTGGTGTAGTATCTGTTCCTGCTTTCTGCGTCCTCTGCGTTCCAATCAGTGCTGATATCACTGTCTACTAAGTTTACCTTGAAGTCTTGGTCCGCTCCTCTTGCAGGAGGGATGACAGCAGGTGCAGTGGGAGGAGTCCAGAAGTCTGTATCTACTTCGTAAGCTCCAGGGTTCACTCTATCGTAGCCTGTAAGAGTGAGGCCATCGTATACTGCTCTTGTTCTGCCTTCGATATCGAAGACATCAACCTCGGAGTTTAAGCTTGGGCCTTCACCCTGCTTCCAAGCGGCGTTGAACGCAGAGTCTACAAGTTTGTTTGTGCTTGCATCGTAGATTAAATAAGTAGAACCTACACCAGGATCAGTGTTCGTTGTGGCAGAGCCTTGAATATTTCCTAGGCCGTAGGTGCTGAACCTTCTTAAAAATGCAGCGTCAGAAACACCAACATTGTTAGAGCCACTAAGGAAGAAGTCCCCACCATCACGAAGGGTCCCTAGCTCAATATCATTGCTGCCATTTCTTAGGTTCAGATTGTTATATGCGATTATGTATCCATTATGAGCACCTGTCAACCTGATAAAAGAATCGGACAACTGCCCAGTACAATCATCGGGATTAGCTTGGCAGTTGATTATTTTATAATAATGATCATAATCCTGTCCAGTACCACCACCGTAAATACACTCTGTTCTATTAGTTCCTGTGCTTTTGAATTCACAGTTTTCAAACACAACAGGGTGTTCCGCTGTTGCTCTGTCTCCATTCACAGCCACATAAGCAACAACTGCTGGACTTTTTAGTGTTGATCTACTGATCTTGACACCAGTTCCTCCAGTGAAAAATTTTATCGCGGAATCAGTTACGCCCCCATCTGCATCAAAACCCTCTACAACTAAGAAATCACTTCTGATACCAATATCTGTTCCAAAGAATCTAGGTCTATCACTCAGGTTCAACGCGCTAAAAGTAATCAGATTTTCTGGACCTGAATATAGGTTTGCTTGGCCCTCTCCGTCATAAGAGAAATCAAAAGGAGAGTAGGCTCCTCCACCGATGGAAATGTCCAACTGAGCGTTAGCCTCGAACATGTCGTTTGAACCTGTAGCAGAAACCACGATATTTCTCATATCTGCTTCTGCTAATGCTGGTGTTGTGTATTGTCCATCTCCACCCGCATCCACAGATTTTTCTATGACCGTTTTGGTAGAAGGAATAACTAGATCAGTGTTGTAGGCTCCTGGGTTTGTAGTTGTTCCCGTTCTTGGGTTGCCTCCAATATCTACAGTTGGGACATCAGAATCACTATCAGGACCACTACCTCGATTCCAGATTGCATTACCAGGGACATTAACTAGCTGACCATTTCCAAAGGACACTACTACCTCATCTCCAGATGCAGAGAGAGTGTTGTATGTATTTCTTATTGGCGTTATTGGATAAACAGATCCTCTTTGTGCCACAGGGAAAGTGTCATCTGCATCCATACTGTAACCCACAGCATAGTTATTTGTTCCAAACCAGTTAAGAGTTCCTGTGCCCTCATTGTTATCGAAATTTCTACCGTCTCTATTGCTGAAGTTAGGCAGCACGACATTATTTGTCATCGTTAAATTTAATGTCTGCCCTGTT